TTTTGAATATTATCGACATCCGGCTTCCCCGGGTAAATTTCGCCGTTTACGGCTTGAATTTGTTTTTTCTTTGTCCAGCTTTTCGGAATTGGGAATACCGCATTGACGTGTAGCCGTACAGGGTCGGCGGTTGGTACGTGTGCCGGGTATCGTTCAGCGAATGCCAGGCGGATTAGGTTCTCATAATTTGCCGTCTGTTTCGGCGTGTATGCCGTGCCGGTTGCCCGGCTGAACCGGGGCCGCTGCTTTGCCATCGGTTTTCCCGGTACCGCGAATATAAATGATTTCATTTTCTCCTATCTCCTAAATAAGCCACGGCGGCCAATTCTCCGGGCGATAACTTCCAAACGAGCCGTCCTTCGTCCTCGGGCGCTCCGGCTTGTATAGCCTTGTTTTTCGCGGCGTTGCGGTATGCTTCCGCTAGTTCTTCCGCGGCTGCTTTGCTTATGAGAAAGCCCCCCCCGAATATCGTCCGGCCTTCCGGTTTCATTGCGTCCAACGCCCGAACGAATATGGCTTCATTCTTTGGCAGGTTCCATTCTGTCCCGTAACGACTTAAATGCCCGATTGCCGCGCTTGTTATGAGCTCCGGCGGGTATTCATACGACGGGAGCGTTTTTGTGGCCAGGTTGGCTTTGTCTGCCGCCATAATCACCGCCCGCAACTTCGGAACGGTCCGCACTACATAACGCGGGTCCAGATTTGTTACAAAGTCGGTGTTTACCTGCGCCCCGTTGTCGTATGTGATCGTACTGTTACAAATCAGCCGCGTAACGTCGTTGCGCCCTGCGGAAATGTTTAAACATGTCAGATGCGGGGCGAATAACAGAAACGGAACCCCCGCCCGCATGTATACGTTCACAATTTCGGAAATGATCGAAAACGGCGGATTGTCGACTACCGTGTACCCCTTCGGATATTGCGCCCTGATATAATCCCCGCCGGGATAGAATGGGCGGAGAATCTTCGACGGGTCCACCCCGTATTCCTCAACCGTCCATCCTAAAACGGCGGCGTAAATATTATCAGGCGTATAACAGTCGTCGGTCGTTTTCTTCGGTTTGAATTTATCGACGAACTTTTTATAATTTTCGTCTATGTCCTCGAAACCGATCTGACCGTCTATTCTCATACGTCACCGCCTTTCTTTTTGATGATCTTAGCGGCGGCGCTTTCTGTCAGGTCGTCAAGCGTGCCAACGTCGTAAAATTCAAGCATGGCGGGAAGATTTACCCGGCCGTCCGCAACTAGCGCCAAAATGGTTTCCTTTTGCGTCTGGGACAGCTTCGGCTCCGCGGTTTCTTTCGGTTTTTCATCCCGAACCCGTACCGCGTCCCAAACGTCCCCGAATGCGCGGACCTTCTCTGTGCCGACTTTGATCTTGTGCCCGATCCAATCGTCGAAATTAGGCGAACCGATAACGCGCGTTATTGTGTCGTTATTGGTAGAATTTAGGACCATCGGCTTGTCAAGTTCAGCGAAAACAATGCAGATTTTTTCCTCTCCGGCTTGGTTTTTCTCGTTCGCTACGTTGCGCGTTGTTACGTCTTTGATTGTGAGAACGCGGTCCCCGTCGGCAAAGGTCCAGCCGCCGATATAATTAGCGTTAAAACTTTTGTAATTCCTGTATTTTGTGCTCGTCATCAATATTCCTCCGCGTATAAGGTTTCCTCAATATAACCGGGCCAATCGTTCGCGGTTTTGCACTCGTGGTACTGATTAAGCAACCGCCGAAACTTTGAACGCCCCTGGGCGATAAAGCCCCGGTCGCATATGTACAACCGTACCGCGTAGGGCGGGGTCTTTTCCTGAACGATAAACCCGAACCCGTAACGCTCCAGCCGTTCAGACTCAATTCCCGCCGTGTAGAATCCGGCTTGGAAGTCGTACCCGTACCGGCGTGCGTCCCTCTCAAATACTCCGTCCGCCGCGCTTACGGTCGTTTTATAGTCGTAAATAATCCGGTTTACGTCGTCGATTATGTCCGCTTTCATCTTCAGTGGTTCGCCGGTTTCGTCGTCTGTCCACGTGATCGGCACCTCGTGTTCGCCGGCGCTCATAAGGTCGGCATAATACGGGTCCCGGAATAACTCCGCGCGCATCCCGGCAATAATGGCGAATTCGTCCTCCGTGATCCATGTCTTATCGGCTGCCGATTCAGCGAACGCCCGGTAGTCCTCTTTCCCGGCTTTTGTTCGCCGGTCCACGTTCGGGATGATCGCGAACTCGTCCCAGAATGTTTCGGGCTCTAACATGTATTTATGGGCAGCCTGTCCGAATGTCAGCGCCTTTGTGGGTTCGTCCGGGTGTTCGGTGTGATATTTGAAGTGGAGCGGCGTTGTGTTCATGTGCCACAAGTCCGACCGCCTGATACCCGGGAGCGCGTTGTACTCTTTGTCGTTCATCTTTCCAACCTTTCCAGCGTCACCCGGCGTTCCGGGAATTCCTGTTCCATGTCGAGCGCCTTTTCCGGGCTGTCTGTGGCTCCGTAAAACCACAAGAGCCCGTCCGCAAGCGTCGCGACAATGTACCGCCGGTTCTCTGCATATTCCGGCGCGTTTTTAACGTCAATTTTGCAAAGCATCAAAAACCCCTTTCCAATAGCTCGTCCACCTTGTCTTCGGCTTCGGACAGTATGCGCGCCGTTTCGTTTAGCCGGCGTGTTTGTAACGTTTCTTTTGCTTTCTGGATAAGCCGTTCCGCTTCGTAAATGCTGTCCAGAATGTCGTATAAATAGGCGACGTATTCTTCCGCACGCTCCGCGGCTTTTTCCAATGATTCCGGGTCCGGCTGGAACTGCGGATCAATTTCCGCGGATGCTTGTTCTCTCAATTCGTCGATATTTGGCTCGCTCATGCTCTCCACCTCTCCGCCGTTTCTTCGGCTACAATGTCCGCGCATTCTTCGCGGATCTTTTCTTCGATTTCTTCAGCGGCAGCGCGGTCCATTTCTTTGGCTTCGTCCGCATCCATCCGGAACCCTTCCGCGAGAGCTTGTTCGAATTGGATGCGCTCCGCGCTTTCTTTCGGTTCTTCCAGCTTTCGCCGCCGTGCGCTTTCCGCTAATGCACAACCGATCGCTTTCAGGTCGCGGACAATTTCTTCCCGCTCTCCGCCCAAGATTACTTTGCGCCCGATCTCGACCTCGTTCCCTTCGTCGGATAAATTAATTTCAAGTTTTGAAACGATCATGCCGCCACCTTTTTCTTTTTCCTTTCCTGTTTCGCCGGTTCTTCCGGTTTTTTCTTTGGTTCGGCTTTGTGCCGTTCGTCGTAATCGTTCCAGAGCCCGTTCAGGCTTTCCCATATTGCGCCCCGGTCCCGCTTTACGTTTTCAATTAACTTTTGAATTGCAACCGTGAGCGCGTTGTCGCTGTCTTTCAGCGTTTTAATTTGGCTGTTTACGTGGCTGATTCCAAGGACCGCATCGTCAATTTCTTTTTTGATTGTGTCCGTTTTCATTTCGATCGTCACAAGCGCGCCCACGACGCCGCCAATAAAGCCCAATACAAGCGCAATCATGATCCCCGCGGCGTTCATGCGTTCCGCTCCTTTAACGCCTGTACAACGGCGTCTGTGATCGTCTGGCGGTACGTTTCGCGGTATTGTTCGACAAGTACACGCGCGAACGTTTCGGCGGCTGTCTGAATGATCGCGCTCGGGATTTTTTCCGGGTTCTCTGGGCGTTCCTTGTCCATCATGTCCAGCAGGTCCGGCTGATAGTCCTCGGGCGTGATATTGAACACGCGCTCCAAGTACAACGCCCCGCGCGCTGAAATTTCGCCATTTGCGGCACAATGCGCAATATAACCGGGCGTAAATCCGAGCTCCTTGGAAACGGTCGCCGGGGTTAGCCCGCGCCGCTTTAATTCTTCATAAAGCTTTGATTTTGATACAGGATATTTTTCCATCGTTCTTTCCTTTCATTTACAGGACGTAAACGGCGACAAGATACAAAACGACGGAAAGCGCGACGCTCCCAAGCGTAGCCACCCATGCGTAAAAATAAACAGTTTCGAACGTGTCAAGAGTGTAATCAAATATAAGCCCCGTGCTATTATTCCGTTGGGTTTTGTGATTCTTTGTCATAGGTTCCCATCCTTTCAGTTTTGACCGGTTCTTCCGGTCTTTTTTTTAATTCCTCAACTATGCAAGATATAAAAATTTCGTAATCTGTTACGGTTCCGCCCCCTTTCCTGAAAGTCAACATTTTGTTGACTATGAACCCAAAAAAAGAGACTTATTCCACCGCTATGTTGTCAATAGGAACGCCGGTCGCCTTTGATAGCTTTTGGATGTCCTTTGCCGTCATGCTTACGCGGCCACAAGCTACAAATTTTAGGTGGTTGTATCCGATGTCCGCCTTTTCGGCTAACTCTCGCACGGTCCAGCCCTTCATGGCTGCCAGCGCCTTTACGTTAAGTTTTACGCCTTCCACGTTTCGCCCCCTTTCTCGGTTTCCTAATTTGTCCACCGGACCGTGCTTTTGCCCGGTTTCGTCGCCTTTCAGCGGTACTCGTCAGCGGTGTTTTTATATGACTGTAACGGAAACGCGGTCCGCTATTGCGCATAAGATCTCGTAATCTTTGCAGCTTATTTTGTCTTTATCAAAAGCGATTTTTATAAATGCGTAGACCTCGTTGTAATCGCCCTCGGTTTCCATGTTCGCGATTTTTTTCATAATCTCTTTGTATGTTTTCATTTTTCCCATTCCTTCCAATTTGCCGGGATAGGCTCCCGGCGGGCCCTGGGGTTTTATTCTGCCCGTAATACCGGGGCCATGGAATACCGTCCCAACGGGAATACGGACTCGGCGCCGCAATACTCGCTAATTTTTTGGGAAATTCTAAATTTATGAATTTCCTCACCGTCTGTTACGGTGATCGTTTTTGCGGTCCGATCAATTACGGTGTAGGACCAAACGCAATTATGATCACAAGCGCTGCGGCAGCTGTAAGTGGTTCCGATCTTGAATTCTGTCATGTTATATCTCCCCGCCTTTTGTTAGGCTTTTATTTCGTCAACTCTTTGTTGACATTTATATTCTAGTCAACGCCGTGTTGATTGTCAACACTGTGTTGATATTTTTTAAACTTTTTTGTATACTGAGAATGCAAATAAAAAAGGATATAAAACCATGACAGATAATTTTGATAAGGAACTCGGTGAAACTCTCCGCCGAATCAGGGAAGAAAAACGAATCTCCGCTGCAACCGTCGCGGAACGTATGAACGTTACAAAACAGGCTGTCAGTTTGTGGGAAACCGGCGCGCGTTCGTTAAAAGCTGTTACAGTGCGCGATTATTGCGCCGTTCTCGGAGTGTCTATGCAATACGTATATGACAGAATGGAAAGCGTGAACGAATGAACGCTGTTATTTACGCGCGCTATTCTTCCAGCGGTCAGCGTGAGGAATCTATAACGGGACAGCTGCGCGAATGCAACGCGTATGCAAAACGGAACGGGTACACCGTCATAAATGAATACACGGACAGCGCATTAACCGGGACAAGCGACAAGCGGCCCGCATTCCAGCGGATGATCTCCGACGCCAAAACGGGCAATTTTTCCGCCGTGATCGTCTGGAAGTTGGACAGGTTCGCCCGCAACCGTTACGACGCCGCAATGTATCGAAACGAATTAAAAAAAGCTGGGGTCCGCATTATTTCCGCTATGGAAAATATAAGCGAATCCCCCGAAGGTATCATTCTGGAGGGTTTGATGGAATCACTCGCGGAGTATTATTCCGCGAACCTATCCGAAAACATAAAGCGCGGGCTGTATGATTCAGCGTTGGAAAGAAAAATGACTTTCCGGACCTTTGGGTACCGACGCGGGGCGGATGGGCGGTACGAAATAGATCCCGTTTCCGGTCCGATCGTGCGCCGGGTGTTTGAAGAATACGCCGCCGGAAAACCTATGCCGGCAATTATTGAAGATCTGAACGGCGACGGAATCCGGACCGCAAAGGGCGCCGAATTCAAGCGAAACTCTCTGCGGGCTATGCTGAGAAATGAAAAATATAAAGGCGTTTACAGGTACCGGGACGTCTACGACGAACACGGAATCCCGCCAATCGTTACGCCGGAACTTTTCGACAAGGTGCAAAAAGAGCTGGCGGTACGCTCCAAAAGCTACACAAAACGAAAAACGAAAACGGGTGCAACGTATTTATTAACCGGCAAATTATACTGCGGGCACTGTCTGTCCCCTATGGCCGGCGATTCAGCCCGCTCCAAGCTCGGAACGGTTTACCATTGGTATTCCTGCCCGCGTAACCGTTACAAGCCGAAAACGTGCGAAAAACGGCGCGTCCCTAAAGATTGGATAGAATCGGAAGTCCTGCGAATCCTGAACACCGAAATTTTAACGGATGAATTTATCGAACGGGCCGCCGATGCCGCGGTGGAATATGAAAAGCGTTTTGATAATAATTCTGAGCTTGACGGGCTCCGCCTGGAATTAAAACAGACAGAAACAAAAATAAAAAACGTTTCGGCTGCAATCGCCACCGGCGTTATAACTAAAACCCTGCCCGAAATGCTAGCCGAACTCGAACGGCAGCGCGAACAAATCGAAACCGCAATCGCGAAAAAATCGGCCGGGGTTCGCGAATTCAGCCGGGACGCGGTTGTCGCCTATCTCCGCGAATTGAAAGCGCTGAGCCATAAAGACGCGGGCTCGCAACGGCAATTATTAAACGCCTGTATAAAATCCATTTATGTATTTGATACAGACAACCCCGACGAATTGAAATTAGTTATAAATATGAATTATTTCGACAATGACGCGGAAATAAACCATTCAGAAATAGTTCGGATTGTGTCCGCGCCGCTCCACTTGAACGTAACAACCCGAACCCTCGTACACGGGCGCCGCCTGTTACTGATTCGAACAATAAAAAAAGCGCCCGGCTGATGGGACCGGGCGTTCGTCATTTCCGGGCGGAGGAATAGTTCCCGGAATGGATTTATAAAAAATTTCCCTCTTTCATACATTCACGATAAACGCGCTCAATATTCTCAATAGCGAGCGCCGCTTTACCGTTTCGAAAATCGGGGTTTTTCCGACAATAGCTCTCGTATGCGTTCACGTCTTCCAGCACGTCGTCGAAATACTCGCGGGAATGTTTCACGTGATTATAAATTTCATCATTCGTGCGCAATATTCGCCGGCGCGCGCTTTTGATTTCTTTCACCTCGTCGGCGTCTTTCAGTTCCAAAAATTCCAGGCGGATTTTTTTAATTTCGGCTTTTACCTCTTTGTTTCCCTGATTGGAAACCCACTGCCAAAAACCGGCAGACCCAAAGATAGCGACAATAACAGAAACAAATCCGCCGATTAAAATATTAGGGTCGATTGTCATTTTCCACCCCCGTTTTGTGCCTTGCCAAGCTGATACCCAAAGAAAAATATAATAATGATTTTGTAAATTTCTTGGAAAAACGGCGGAATATCAAGTTGGTTTATAACAAGATACGCAAAAACAAAATTGTTCGTTAACGTTATGATGCTTTTAACCTGTAACAACGCCGCAATACGTTCCTTGATGATATTCGTCTGCGGTTCCGGTTCTGTCCAGCCGTCAACCTTTACGGGCTCCGTTTCTGGCGTTTCCGCGGGTTTGTTTTCTTCCATGGTTTGTTCCTCGTCTTTCTGTGTTTCGTCCGTCGTGGGCTCGTTTTCGGGCTTGTACGGTGTCGTGCTAATGATTGCGAACGCGGATGGAACGGCGCGCCCTGTGTCGCGTACATATTCGAACGTTTTGCCGTTCCAGCGTCCCATCTGGGCGGACCCGCCCCCGTCGAAAAATTGAATGCTTTCAAAATCCGGCAGCGGGCGAAAATCCGCGGCGATTTCTTTCGGCGTCATTTCGTCGTCTGTTATTCCCAAAAGGTAGCGACCGTCCGTGAACCGCACCGCGAATGTGTACCGGCTCCGGGTGTTTACGTGATTTATTCCAACCATCCGGGCGTACTGATAGTTCCCCGTTTTCGGATATACAACCGCCGGGGATGCTACGTTGTGGGCCGGGTTTATGTGTACGCCTGTACAGTCCCCGAACGCGCCCGTTTCATAGTCAAAATAAAGGGTCGTGTTTTGGTTCGGCAGTTCACGCCAGACGTCGTTCAGCGGCGCGCTTATGTCCCCGTATGTTGTCCCGTAAGGGTCCGGCTGGTCCGTTTTCATCTGAAAATAATTCGCGCCGGTAACTTTTGCCATGACCCAAACGTCCGCGTTTAGATCCTGAATTCTGTTTATTTTGTTCAGCCCGGCGGACAATACGGCGAACGTTTCCGTTTTTCCCTGCCTGTATACGTTGTAACGGTGCCCGTTCAGCTCCTGATCGGATGCGCCGGCCGGGATGATCGTTTCCACGATATACGGGTTATAAATGAAACCTTGGAACGTTTGTCCGCTGATCGTGTACGGCTTGGACCGCGTGTGCCGGTACCATCGGGTGCCACCGTAATTGGACCCGGTCGTGATTATGCTTCCGTCCGGGTTTACTTGTTCGACGAACTCGACATGCCCGCGCCCGTCCTCTCCATAATGCGCGGCGCCTTTTCGCCAGCATACAACCGCCCCTGGCTTTGGCTCTTGCCCGCGCTGGTACCCGTCGGGATAGTCCCACCAATTTTCCGCGTCCCCCGCTGATAATGTGCATGCAGTAACGTTGCCGGCTTCCATAAAACGCCCGTAAGCGTAACCGACGCAATTTGGAAGAACGGAAAACCCGGAAATTTTAATGCATCTGTTATAACCGCCGCCGGCGGTGTTTAAGTAAAATTTGTTATTCACTTCGGGCGCGTTATATCGCTGTATCATTTGCCAGCCCCCCTTCATTAAAAAAACCGGGTTCCCCCGGTTCGTTTACTCTGTCGTTTCTGTTTCCGGTTCCGGTTCGGGTTCCGGTTCTTTCGGGTGCTTATAGCATTTACTTTCCAGCGCGAAACCTTCATCCGTGAAAAGCAACGCCGAATGCACGGGCAGCGCCGAAACGGCAGCGGCCGCCAAAATGGCGTGGTACTTCGCTTCGGCTTTGTTCCGATCGTCGAACGCGTAGGTCGGGTTCTGAACCGCTCCGCCTTCGAAAGTCTGGATCTCTGTTACTAAATACTTAGGCATTTTCTTTTTTCCCCTTTCATTAAAAAAACGCACTTACTTTTTGCGCGTTTTACTTATGTTTTTACTTATGTTTTCGATTTGAATTAAATGCTGATTTAATGCGGTAAATCAATCGTCATACTTAAATGTTACGTTGATATTCCGTTCCTTGCATGTGAGCGCAACCGCACACTCACCATAATTCAGATTGAAATAAATCACCTTTCCTTTTTTGAGTTCTTCAAGGTCTGCCTCTTCAATCTCAATCTGAAAACCTTCATAACAACCGTCTAAATGCTTGCGCTTGTTGTATACTCCATAATCTTTTTCGCTCATGGTATCACCTCACGCTCAGTATAACCGCATTTCGGCGTGATACCAATGCTGATTTAACATGCGAATTTTGCTTTCTCCCTGTTTGGGCAGGTGCGGGTGCATGAACAACATGTCCAAACGGAAGCCGCCGTATACGGACAGTGATACGAAACGGTATGTTGTTCAAAGTACATCAAATACGTTTCCTTTTCCTCTGTCGCTTCCGGTCTGCTTTTTTGAAAGTCAATGTTCGGCGGTTTTCTTTCCATACTGTTCCTCTGCTGATTTGATGCTATTGCTTTTCGTCTTCTTTTGGCACTGCCAACGAACAAAAATCGTTTGGTGCTGGTTTTAATGGTTCGCCATCTATGCCTTCATAAAGATTATTACAATAATACTCGTTACTGTAATATTCTTTTCTGTAAGCCTTGCAATCTTTGCAACGTATGACTTTAACGTTTTCCATAGTTTCTCCAATGCTGATTTAATTCTTCACGAAAATTGGAACAGCGAACACGTTACCATTTGAGGATTGAGTCGAATTGACGTAAGCATTAATTGTTGTGTTCGCACCGCTGATTTGGTAAGACGTTGATGTGATACGGTAAGTATTACATCTCAATAAATAGCCGACAAGCGTATATCCTGTTTTGCTTGGTGTTGTGATTTCACCAGTTTTCCATCCTGTTGACGCAAGTGAAATAGTGCAAGAACGTTCTTCGCCAGTTACTATGTTATTTAAACCTGTAGTTAGCGTACTGAGGGTGTCGCCGATACTATCCGCGATTACGTTCGTACCGGGCACGATTGTTTCGCCCGTTGCGATTGCCGCCGTAACCCTGTAAACGGTGCCGCCGTAAAGAATAAAATCCCCGACCGCGTGGTTAGTTGTTACCGGTGAACTTTCCACGGTTGCGATGCTACCTGGGCGAACCGCTCCCGCTGCCGCTTTCGTATATGTCGCCGTTACGCTCGTAACCGCTACGGCGGACGCTGTATACTCCGCCACGATCATCTGAGCCACCGCGCCGTTTACGTTTATATCTTCGTAAGTAGGCGTAAACGGTGCCAGCGTTGCGCCGACGCTGAGCGGGGTTTCCGCGCTCGTGTCAATTTCTACGTAAATATACCCCGTTGTTTCGCCGTCGCCCTCTGGAAGTGGGACCGCGATTGTCTGTTGCTCAATAGTAAAATCGCGCCCGCATAAGTCGCCGTACATGGCGCCCACCTGCACGTTGTTCGTTCCAAGCGCGGCGAATGCTGTATCCGTGAAAAGTCCATTGCTGAAAATCTGATCGTATAACCGGCCGTCGTCCGACGGTGAAACATTCTGCCCGGCCGCCCTAATTAACCGCATAAAAGTCCCCCTTTATTTTCTCATTTTCAAAATTTGCGTTAGACGCTTCCGAACATATCCGAACGTTAGCTCAATGCTGGACATGCTCGGCGCGTGAATTCCTGTTAAAAGTGTATTGTATGTTTTACCGTCCGCGTACAGTGTGAAAAGCTGTCCGATTTCCCACGTATTAACCAGCGCGGAATCCGCGCGAATTGTTACCGTGATTAAGTCGTCGTAACGGGTTGAATATAAAACCTCTTGGGCTTTCGCGTATGACAGGTCCGCGAATGTTTCCCCCTCTTGTACGCTGATTTTTTCGCATTGTGTAATAACGGGAATAATTCTGTTATACGTTGGGTCCGTGTCGATCGTGCCCGAAAACTCGGTCGGATGCCAATAATAAGTCGCTTCGGTCGTCGCGTCGTTTTCGTCCTGAATAATAATTTTATTAGGCGAATCCGAAACCAAAGACGGCTGGATCTCGTATTGGATAACGTCCGAAACTGTAAGGTCTAGTTTTAAAACCGTATCACTTACGGAACGAAACACAAACGAAACCGACCGCGTATTGTAATCAAACGAAATATCTAAAACGACGCCGTAAACCTTAAAAAACGAAACGGCCAGGTCGTATAAGGTATAAACGCCGTCATTCGTCGCGGCGTGCGTTCCGTGTGTTTCTGATTCCGCCCGAACTGTAAACCCGGGAAGATTTGCGGACGGGTCGGAACCGTTAAACACTCCGCTTATTAACGCCGTCAGCCATTCTTCTATGCTTTCGGTGTTTAATAATTCGACGTCCGCGAATACTTCCGTTTTTAAAATATCTGATAATTGCTGCAGGGTGATTTCTGTCTTGGAACCGTCGAAATTTAGGTCCGATATAACGCCCTGATAATAAACGATGCCGTTTATGCGAACCTGCGCAAAGTCGCCAATTTTTCCGGTTACTTGTCCCGGACAGGACACGCTGGACTGAGCCGAAACCAAAAAATCTATATTAATATCCGGCTCCGAACACTCCGCAAACGATCCAAAGGACAGGTCCGCACGGTTAAAAATTTCAATTCGATAGCGGTTCATATTGTGTCATGAACCTCCTCAATTTGTACCCACGCTTCAATGGGGTCATCGGACGTTCCCGAAATAAATAAAATCGAATTGCCCGGCGGAAATAATACAAACGTTTCCCGCGAAAAGTCGGTGGCCTGATAAAGGTTCCGGACCATTACGTTGTCCGTCGTGTATTCCGCAACCTCAAGCGCGCCGTCCTTCGAATTAATAACAAGTTTGTCCCCCTCTGGTATTGTCGCCGTTACTGAGCCCGACGACACAACGTTATTATTAACGGAAACGTACCACGCCGGGTCCGTAATCGGGCCCATGATTGAAATAGTCGCTGGCGCTTCCTCATTGGAATCATTCACGACCGCAATATAGCCGTTTATTGCATCGGCGTATTGATAGTCGTACCCGTAATCGTAACGTTTGGGGTTTTCCACGTCCTCGGCCGTTTTTCGGGCCGCTCTCGGGATGTACCAAAGGGACGTGGCTGTAAATACCGCGGCACATTCTAGCCGGCGCGTATTCGGGTTTATTTCGGTTTTGCTTAGGGATGTTATATCTCCGTCAATATATGCCCATTCATTAAGCGGCATATACGCAAGTTTTAAAGGCGCGTAAATGATGAACCGCGCGAACTCCCGATACACTGAATAAGACGCAAAAACCATCGTAAAATTTACGGATTTCTGCGCGGATAAACTTTGTACTAGCTCATACGTGGACCCGATCCTCATGTACTCATTATCCTGATTAATGCCCAACCCTTCGGGCTCATACAGGAAGCCGTCCTTCTGCATCAGGTCCCATTCCGCGCCGGTCGAATTGATGAGTTTAAATTTTCTTACCATGTTAAACCCTCTCTCCAAGCCAGCGGTCCAGCTTCAGCGCTACCGCATTCGCCACCGCGGTTTCATTCATACCCGGCGCCGCGTATACGTTCACGTTTATATTGTTTCCAGACGCTCCCACGATCTCCCGGAGCTTATTCGTACCGATTACAAGTTCGGACCCGGAACCGTCGCCAAAACCTTTTAAACCGCCCAACGTCGGCAATACGGTCGGCGCTGTAAACATGACCGCGTTTTCGTATGCTTTTTTATACCAACTTACCGAAATTTTCGGGAGCGTGCCTTTACCCATTAAACCCCATGGCGGTTCGCCGCCAGAAACACTAAAGTGCGGCAGTTTGATCGGCGGCAAGCTCCACGAAAAATTAAATGCGCCTTTGATCGTTTCGACCGCGTTCATTACGGTCTGTTTTGCGCTTTCAATTTTTTCGCTGATACTGCTTTTAATATTTTCGAATGTTGTTGAAATGCTGGACCATAATTCGGACGCCTTTGCTTTGATCGTGTCCCAATTCTTGTACAGCGTAACGCCCGCCGCTACCACAAGCGCAACGACGGCAATAATTCCCGCAATCGTCGCAATCATTGGTAACATTGCAACGTTTAACGCCGCCGCCGCTCCGGTTAGGGCGCTCACAATTCCCAATATAGGCGAAATAGCCGCGACAAGCGCCAAAACGGTCAAGATAAACGCCTGGGTGCTGCCGTCCAGATTTCCAAACCATGAAAGCACCTGAGTAACAACGTTCACAAGGTTTTCCAACGCCGGAACCAAAGTTTCGGCCAATGACGCGCCCGCACTGAAAAACGCCTGGGTCGCCGTGTTTTTTAATTTGTCTATCTGATCGTTAAACGCCACCGCTGAGTTGACCGCGTCTTCAGACAGGATAAGACCGGTGGCTTCCGCTTCCGCTCCCAACTGTTTAAGCGATGCGCCGCCGTCGTCCACAATTCCGGAAAGCTCCATGGCGGATTTTCCGAACAAATCCATTGCAAGCTGGTCGCGCTGTGTTTCGTTTTCTACCTTGGAAAGCGCTTCTATTGATTCGTACCAAACGTCGGTAGCGCTCCGCATGTTTCCGTCCGCGTCGGTGATCGAAACGCCCAACGTTTCGAACGCATCCGACCCGCTTGCCATGTTCTTTGTGAGCTTCATAATTGAGCCGGTCATGGACTCCATGCTTACGTCAATAAAGTCGCTGGCGTACTGCATTTTTTGAAGTTCTTCAACTGAGAACCCGGTATTGCGCGCCAACGTTGCTAGGTCGTCCGCGCTGGATGCCGCATTGGTAGCCATTCCAAGCAACGCAACCGCACCTGCTCCAGCCGCCGCACTCATTCCGCGCGTTTTCTCGGACCACTCACCCGTTTTCGCGCTCACCGCTTCCAGAATCGGGGACGAATGGTTCAGCTCATCCTGTAACTGTTTAAGGTTTTGCGTTGTTTCGATTAATTCCCGCTGGAGCGCATTCTGTTGCTCTTGGGTGAATGTCGTATCCCCGGCGTTTTTGGAATCTTCAAGCGCTTTTTTTAATTCCTCTTGCCGTTTCTTTGTATCATTAACTGCATTTTTTAAAAGGTCGTGTTTTTGCCGCAATAATTCGACGTTTGACGGATCCATTTTCAGCAGTTTATTTACGTCTTTTAATTTGCTTTGGGTGTCTTTTAGTGATTTATCGACCCCCTTTAGCGATTCGGTGAGCTTGGTGGTATTTCCGCCAATCTCGATCGTAATTCCTTTTATTCGATTTCCCGCCATGCGTTCACCTCTCAAAACCTGTCAAAATCGTCCTGCGTTGCGATTTCGCAATATTCCGCATCGTCGTTCAGCTTCTCGGTAAACATATCGAAAACGGCGCCGACGTCCAGCCCGTCAAGGTCGGACGCCGGTATGCCTAATTCGTAACACCTGAGCATGAAAAGTGCGGTCGTCATTTCGCGGTCAATTCCGCGATGTTTTTTTTTGATTCCGCGATTTGTTCCGTATTAAGGTTCCAAAGCTCAATAATTTGCGGCATGATTTCATAAACAGAAAAAACGTTAAACGCATCCAGCCAATTCTCAATGCTTGGAATAGTGCTGTCGGCCTGTTTAGCCATGATATAAGCGACGTTTTCAAATATCTCCAATGATGCCACGTCCAAAACGCTCCCGCGGTCTATGCCCTCTTTATTGGCTTTGTCGACCGCCTTTGCTAGTTCGTTTATATCTTTGAAAATATCCCGGCGAAAAACTGTCCTGTATAGGCGCGGGGTGTTTCCGGTTGCTTTGAACGGCACGGGCCGTCCGTCTATCATGATCGTTCTTTCCATCTATTTTTCCTCTCCGTCAATTATTAAGCGTTACAGCTGTGGTTCGTATACGGTAGTAAACCAGCTCTCGTACTGCGTCGGCGCGGTTGCCGCATCACAACGCGATTTTACAAGCTCGTCCGAAATTCTCGGCATGGCGGAAATATTTAATGTTTCCGTCTGCGGTGTAATGCTCGCTTCGGTTGTCTGCCCGTTCACGGCGGCACGGCTGGCCGTGCAACGGTAAAAACAGTGGCGGACCCCGTTCTGATCGCCTTCGAACTGAAACAGAAGCGCGAATTCCTTATTCTTTGCGCTGGCTGTTTCATACTGCACCTGATTTGTATCGGCTGCGTCGCCCAAAACGTCGGTGCGGAACGAATCCGGAATGAGCGCAATTTCAAGCGTTCCGCTGTATCCCTGATTCGCGACGCTCTGCCAATACGTAATATTATCTGCATAGAATGGGGTGGTGTCGCCCTGCGGCTCCATGGCCAGGTTCACTCCACCCGGAATCGGGACCGGTGTTCCGTAAGTGATCGCGCCGCCCGCTCCTTCCGTAATAATTGCATAATGGACATTTTTCAGTCCGTACTTTACTTTGTTATTCGGCATTTAAAACCCCCGTAATTTCATATGTAAGCATGTACATTTCTTCCGCTTCCAAGTATTGTTCCGTTTTGTCCCAATAAAGCCCGGCAGCGTTTAACGCATTTTCGATAATGCGTTCCGTTTCGAATGATTTACCCGCGGTATATAGTTCAATTACCGGCGTTAAAACTTCAACGTATGCGCGGTCGTCGGCGGCTACGTTTTCGGACCCTGCATAGTAGTAAACGAAATAAGGCAATTCAGGCGCGCCGTTTTCCGGGAAAGAATAATAAACGTGCGGCATTTCGATTGCGTCCAATACGGCCGCGAATTCCGTAATATTTAGCATGTTTATAACTTCCTTTCCAATTCTTCGACGAGCTCCGCTTGCGCTTTTTCATTTATGGGCGCGATGTGCGGGTAGGCGGTTGTCCTTCCGCCGTTTTGTTTCGCGTGTCCGAACTCCAAAAGATGAGCCAACCCAGGCGCCGTTGAATTGTAGACCACGCCCTCAACGCCCACGCGGTTCTTTTCCGTTTTCGCTTTCCATCCCTTCCGATACTTTCCTGAACCGCCAAAACTTCCGGCGCTTTTTAGTTCGTTCGCCGCCTGTTTTGCCGTTTTCTTCACCGCATCTTCCAGAATGTCCGTGCATTCGTCGCCGTATTCGTTCAAAAGGTCCGCAACGGTAGCCGCTAACGCGTCTGGTTTGATCGTAATAGCCATTAAACGTTCCCCTGTTTCCGCTGGGCGTACAATTCGATGGCGTCATTTCGTCCGATATAGGTACGATAAATCGTGTACCGGTTGCCCTGATACTCAATTATTTTTTCGTCCGCATAATCAAAACGAAACATAGTAAAACGGAGCTCCGGGTTCAGTCCCTGCCGCGCTCCATTAAACCATTCCGCACTTGTTACGGAATCCACCGCCACAAACACGTCCCGCCGCGTTTCGGTTTTTGCTGGAACTCCAAGTGGTCCAGCCGTCCACGTTTCCGTGATTAACGTTGCTAATTCGCTGCGGTCCATTCTGTAAACCCCGACGCCATGGATAGTTGCGCCTTTTGTTCGTCATATGACAATTTAAGCCGGGTAAAAACGTCGTTCTCTACCTGTCCGAAATACATTTTTACGTAAGTATAGACAGCCTGAACGACGAGCGGGTTTGTCAGGTATTCGGCGCCAATTTCGTCCGTGCTTACTCCAGCGATTCCAAGGTCCGCAATACATGCATTAATTAGCGCGGTGATTTCGCTGTCGAATGCGTCCGACGTAATCCGTAAAACGATTTTCACGTTTTCCAATAGTGTTTCCATTCGCCGTTCTCCCTTCGTGAGTAAAACGAAAAGCCGGACTATTTGCCCGGCTTGTTCGTCTTTTTCTTTTTAGCCTTCGCCGGCGCGGTTTCTTCCACCGGTTCCGGGTTTTTGATGATCTCCACCCGCCCGGCAAGGTACGGGAGCTCGTTGCCGTCAATTTCGACAACTTGCCCCGCCTTTACCGTCAGCGTGGTATCTTTCAGGATTTTAACCTGCATTAATTAAGCCGCTGTAACAACCGCGAAACCGTTCGGCCGTACAAGGTGAATGGATGCCAGAATCTTTCCGACGATCTTCACAAGATCCTGTTCCGCGAGGCTGTTTTCGTCAACGATAAACTTGAAGTCCTCACCCTCCGGGAAGTTAGCGACAACGCCGTCAAGATCGCCCACAAGCATGCCGGTAACGGTGTTATTAAACAGGACTTCGAAACCGTTGAACGGGTCCTCGATCTTTGCGCCGGTTGTAGCGCGTGCGTTCATAATTGCCGCATAGTTTGTCTTGCTGATGATAACGACCGGATTTGCCGCTTCGTCGGACAGCTGTGCGAATGCGGCCATAACGGCTGTATTGTCGATAGGGTTTGTAACCTTTGCGGACAGGTCGGATGCTTCAATTTCAGCGACTACCGCATTTTCAAGAGCTACCGCAAGCTGATGGCCGAACTCGTCGAAAAGGTAGTCCATGAACGCCTGGCCTTTAAGAGCCAGGACGGTATCGGAAACGCGAATCCACTTTTTGAAATACTTGGCGACGAACTCAATATACGCAAGCGTCAGTGTTTCTTCTGCCGGGGCGTTTGCGCCTTCGGTGTGCTCTACGGCTCCGGTTGCGGAAACTTCATAGCCGACCGAATAGTTGCCCTTCACGTAAACCTTACGAACGCGGGACAGAATGGGCGACTTGTCCCAATCGGTCCAGATGTAATCGTCCACAATGTCCGAAACCTTAACGGTGCCGTTTGTGGCGTTAGTTGTTAAAAGCATCGCGCGCTGTTCAGCTGTTGCGCGTCCTTTGATGAATTCCGCAAGCGCATCCACAAGCGCTGCTCTGTTTTCCTTTTCCATGTTCTCTTTTCTCTCTTCCTTTTCTTCGATAACTTCCACCGGTTTAAAATTCATTCCGGCGACTTTTGCCCGCAGTTCCTTTTCACTGTTTGCGCGGGCTGTGATCGCGGCCGCGCGCTCGTTCAGTTCGTCCACCTCTGCGTTTAACGCTTCAAGGTCAGCGCCGTCTGTTACGATCTCGTTTTCGATTTCCGCCATCCGTTTCTGGATGTCGTCCATCTGCATTTCCTTAATTTCCATATAGCCCCCTCATAATCTTTGCTTTAAGCCGTACAATTTCGCGCATTCTCTCCGCTTTCAGTCGCTCCGCTGTCCGTCTTTCGATCACTCCGTCAAAATTGGAACGGAAAGAAACGCCGATATTCGTCCCCGGGTTAGCCGGGAATGCTACGGCGGAAATATCATACAAACGTTTTACACGCGTAATAATTCGCGTGATAGTGTCGCCCCGGTCCTCGTATACGTCCGTTTCAGGCTCCACAATAAACGAAAAACTCATCTGGCTATAATTGCCCACGTCGATGTCTTCAAACATTTCTCGGGCCGATTCCGTGGCTCCTAGGTCGGTTCTCGTGAACAACCCGTGCGCGTCGGTGCTTAGCTGAATAAGACCGTTTTTCGTCCGGGCTAAAACCTTGCCCTCGTGATCGCGTAAAAAAACGACGTCAGACAAGTCTGCGCCGTCAAACGCGGTCGGCTCAATTCGTTCGTAAAACTTCACCCCTTCATCCTCGAAAAGCAGGTACGGTTCGAACGTGGATGCGTAACCGGTTACGATATAACTTTTTTCCCCGTCGCCCTCGTCGCGCTTTTCAAACGTGCCCAGGTTCCTGTACTCCCTGTCGTTTTTGATTGGCATAATTTACACCCCCTCTTTTGTGAACGTTCCGTCCTCGTTCATTAGGTAATATTCGCCGCGGATTGTGTACGCCTGCCCGGCTCCATTCGGCAGCGGCGGCAAGTTCCATATTTCGCGGATTTCGTCGCGATTCATGATTCCACGGTCCGCCATTTGAGCGGAAACGTTCAATTTTTCCGCGGTGCTCATGTATTGCAGACGGTTTGCCGTAAGCATGATAAACGACCCGCGCTGGATCTCTGTTTCGCTGAATGCGGCCGCCGTCATGGTTTCGGAAAACTGAACGGCGAACGGTTCCACCGCGCTCTCGTAAAAAGCCGCCCACGCGTCGCCGTATGCCTTGGACTGTAATATGTCCTCGTTTACTCCAAAATAGTTGTAAACGTTTGTCCGGATCTCGTTCAGTTCTTCCGCCGGCAATGTGTACGACGTCGGTTCAATTTGTTTTATATCTGTGTAGGTATTTGGAAATAAAAGAACGCCGTTGTTTTCGTCGTCCGCTTTCAGGTTCGCTTCCGTAAACCGCATACGCTCTTTTTTCAGATCTTCCGTTGAACTGAAATTATTAACGCGGGCCATGAACCTGTATGTCGCGCCGCTTTTTACGGCTTCAGTTATGCCCTGATTGTTCAGGTTTTCCAGCTCCATTGTCGCGTTTAACGCGTTGTTTTTCTCTCCGAAAAAATCACTTTTGTATTGGAACCGGGTCAAGATCGCAACCCGGTCCAACCGTTCCGCTGCTTTGTCTTTGTTCGCGAATGTATACCGGAGCCACGGTTCGCCCTGATACTCGACAATTTCGCATTTTTTAGGCAGCACCGGATAATAGCCGACTGTTTCGCCATAATCGTTATAAACGGGCACAATAACTGCCGTGTTATGCATGTCTAGGATTGTGCTCGCCCTATAAAGAAATTGGCTCCATGTCTGCCACGCATTCGGACGGTATCTTAGCCGCGTCTGCAACTTTGGGTTCGCGGTTCCCATGATTTCAAATTTTAATTTGGAAATATTGCGCGCCCGGGCGTCGATCGCTGAGCGGACCAGCGCGCTTTCGTATAACTCCCCGTTCCACGTCGAAAAATGCGGCTTGTATGCTGTGAGCGTTTCGAAATAGCCATCATTTTTCTTCGCTGCGGTTATGTTTTCTTTTTTGAAAATAAAATCAAATAAACCCATGTTTTCACCTCGCGTTCGCAAGTTGCGCGCCGATTTCCGCGCCCCATTTCTGTCGTACCGTTATTGCGTCCAATAGCGCGGCCGTTCCGTCTATGTGTACATTTCCAGACAGTTTTATTAAACGCTTTCGCCCTGTTTCTGCGTCCGTCTTTAACGCCGAATCATAAAGGTGCATTTTTAACAGGTCATTGTCGCCAATGTGCACCCGTCCGTCTTTTATAAGCCCTTCAAGCTCCTGTATCGGCGCGGAAAGATTGAAACCCTGAAATACGTCGTCCATATGGAATCCGTATTGGCTCATGGTTTGCGTTAGGTATTGGCTGTTATAACGGTCGTACCCAACTTTGAGCGGATAAATTTCGTAATGCTCGACAAGCTCCCGGAACCATGTAAAACAGTCGTTATAATCCACAAAGTTTTCCCCGGATAATGTCAGGAGCCCGCGCTGAACGTATAAGTTATACGGGATGCCGTCCCGCGCTGTCATTTCGTCCAGCTTTTCGGCTGGCATAAAAAACCGCGCGAACACGTAAAGCTCGCCGGCTTTTTCTATCACGATCACGGCGGATGTCAGATCCGTCGTGCGGCTCAGGTCTATTCCAGCCACGCAATAATGCCCGCGGAATTCTTCCAAACTGAGCGCCGGGCCGGTGCACTTTTCAATCGCTTTCGATTCAAGCCACGCGACCGAACTGTTTTGTTTTACATTGCAATATTTAACGATGAATTCTGTTTTTTTCGGCAGGCTCCCTTCGGCTATTGCGATTTCTTCCAAAAGATAATCCACCGAAACGGAAACGCCTAAATTCGGGTTGCTTTTCTTCAGCTCGTTTATGTCGTTCCATTTGTCCGCGTCGTCAATCATGTATATAACAGGCAGCAGACGCGTTTCCTTACTATCTCCATTTAAAAAACGCGTTGCGCGTTTCATCATTTCGTCGTAGATGCTGTCGTTTATATATCCCGCCGTTGATGTACTGAGTAAAACGGAATTTTTACGACCGCCCATTCCGCTTTTCATGCTGTCATAAAACTTTAGACCTTTGTCGCCTTCCCATGATGCAATTTCATCGCATAAGGTGAACGACGGGTTGTAGCCTTCCGCTTTCTTTGCGTTGAATGCGATTTTCTTAACGGTCGAATTTGTAGCCGGAATATATAAATCCGTTTGCCGGTGCCGTTCCATCGTCGGGTCGTCGCCGTTTATCAGCCGGCCGTGCGCGTCGCGTTGTTCTTTTAAACGTTTCTTTTCCTGATACTCGGGGTCTAGCGTCGTCATTGTCCAGACGCTATTGTATGCCAGGTCGGCTTGGTCCAGCTTCGGGGCTACGTTGTAACACCGAACGCCGAATCCTTCCGTTTCCCATATGTACCGGATGATGGATGCGGCCAGCAGGGTTTTTCCGTTTTTTCTGGCTACAATAAAAAGCCATTCGCGGAACTGCCGGTTCCCGTTTTCGTCAACGATTCCAAACGCCGCGGATAAAAATGCCTTTTGCCATAACTCCAAAATTAATGGGTTCGGTGCCAGGTCGCCTTCGGTGTGGAAACAATGCGATTCAATCCAATTTATAACGTGATTGGCTTTTTTCTGATCGAAATAAAACGCTTTAGCCTGTAAACCGGCGACAATGTATTCATATAACTTCGTTACCCAACGCCCGGCGGTTATGGATCCGTCTTTAATGCGCTGATAATACTCATATATAAAATTTTTCGCGGTTTTTTCCGATTTACTCACGCTATCTCCGTTTCTCTCCGATCATGTCCGAACAACTCCGCCCCGATCACGTCAAAACCGAATAAATCAGGGCAAAAAACACCGGTTACACGTCGCCGTGTGTTTTTCCTTTCA